CTGTTGGCTTTGTATAAGGCTTGGCAGTTTGACCAGATGATGAGTAAGAAACCTCAGCTTCAGCAGAAGATTAAAAAGGCCCCGAAGATGGCAGCTCCAGGTTCTTCAAATGCTGTAAGCCAAAAGAGTAGCGAAGTGAATCGCGCAAAAAATCGTCTTGCACAAACTGGTCGCGTCAAAGACGCTGCCGCACTTTTCGACAAATTCATCTAAGGAACCAAAATGGCTGCCGTAACCAACACCTATACCCGATATGACGCCAAAGGCATTCGGGAAGACCTCTCCAACGTGATCTATCAGATCTCGCCGGAAGAAACCCCGTTCATGTCCAACATTGGCCGTGAGAACGTCAAGAACACTTTCTTCGAGTGGCAAACTGACGACCTGGCTGCTGCCGTGACCACCAACGCTTACGTTGAAGGTGACGACATCACCAGCTTCTCCTCCACTGGCGCCACCACTCGCGTTGGCAACTACACCCAGATCAGCCGTAAAGATGTCATCATCTCCGGCACTCTGGAGAGCGTTGACAAGGCTGGTCGTCGTAGCGAACTGAGCTACCAGATGGCCAAGAAGTCGGCTGAGATCAAGCGCGACATGGAAACCACCATGCTGGCTAACCAAGCCGCTGCTGCTGGTGACGCTTCTACCGCCCGTAAAACTGGTGCTCTGCTGGCCTTCCTGAAGACCAACACCAACGAAGGCACTGGCGGTGGCGATCCGTCCTACACGACCGCTCCTACCGATGACCGTACCGATGCAACCGCTGGCGACCTGCGTTCGTTCAGCGAGACCCTGCTGAAGGACGTCATCCAGAAGGTGTGGACGCAAGGCGGTAAGCCCACCATGGTGATGGCTGGTCCTGTCAACAAGCAGAACCTGTCCAAGATGGCCGGTATTGCTGCTCAGCGTTACAACGCTACCGCAGCTCGTCCTTCCACCATCGTGGCCGCTGCTGACATCTATGTGAGCGACTTCGGCAACGTGAGCATCGTCCCCAACCGCTTCCAGCGTGAGCGTGACGTGTTCGTGCTGGATCCCGAGTACGCATCGGTTGCCTATCTGCGTCCGTTCCAGACCGTGGAACTGGCCAAGACTGGTGACGCCGAGAAGCGTATGCTGGTGGTCGAGTGGGGCCTGAAAGTTCACAACGAGAAGGCACACGGCGCTGTTTACGACCTGAACAGCATCATCCAGTCTTAATTGAAAGACAGGGGGGAGGCGAAAGTCTCCCCCTTTACGCATGGACAAACGACTTTTTGACTTTGATCCGATCTCCGGATCTAAAAAGATTTGGCACTACGACAGTGACAAAGATGAGGCAATCATCGAAACTGTTGTTGATGCAACCAAACTTGTTGAGACCAACAAGGCCATGTACAACTCTCATGATGAGCGAGCCAACTGGAAGGGCGATATGCACCTAGTTGCCTCGATTCCAATGGAGCTGTATATGAAGTGGAAGGCTGAAGGGAAACTTGAAGATCAAGCGTTCATGAAGCGCTGGCTCAACGACCCAGACAACCGTCTTTTTAGAACCCGCCCTGGAGAAGTTTAATGTCGAATATCATTGGCATTCTTGTGCCAACACGAGATTTCGTTAATTCTGGTTTTGCTTTTGATCTTGCCCGTCTTGTCGGGTATACCGTAGGAACCACAAACAACAAAGTGGTGATCTACACGAGTTCCGGGACGCTTCTGTCCTCTCAGCGCCAAGATCTGGCGACTGACGCTATTGATGCAGGCTGTACCCACACACTGTGGCTTGACAGCGATATGAGATTCCCCAAGGAAACACTGGTTCGGCTTCTTGAGCGTGATGAGGCGATTGTCTGCGCCAACTACGCCAAGCGCCGTTTCCCAACCGAGCCGATTGCCATGCGAGCACGTGATGGCGTGAATGATGAAAAGTCAGCACTAAGGGTTTATACTGACGAAGGCTCTACTGGTCTGGAAGAGGTTGACTACTGCGGAATGGGCGTTATGCTTGTCAAGGCAGAGGTCTACAAAAAGATGGAATATCCTTGGTTTGCAATTCCTTGGGTTCCTGCTGCAAAGGGCTATATCGGTGAGGACGTCTGGTTCTGCCGCCGAGCCAAAGAAAATGGATTCACGACCTATGTTGACCATGATGTAAGCCATCATGTCCACCATATCGGGACGTTTGAATACAAGCACGAACACACTCTGATTTGCAAGGATGCTGCAAATGGATCTTAGTACATACAGCGGTCTCAAAACCGCAGTTGCTGATTACCTGAACCGGGATGACCTGACCAGTGTTGTTCCGGGTTTCATCGCTCTTGCAGAAGCAAAGTTCAATCGTAAGCTGCGAGCAAGGCAGATGGTCAAACGAGCCAATGCAACGATTGATACTCAGTATTTTGCTTACCCTGCTGATTGGCTTGAGGCTAAGGAGTTTATTCTCCTGACAAACCCGATTACATATTTGGAGTTTGTGACAGAAGCGCAGGCCAATGAGATCAAATCCACGACGATTGTTTCTTCGCAAAAGCCGAGGTACTATACGATTGTTGGTAGCCAGATTGAAGTGATTGGAGCGCCCGATTCTTCTTATTCTGGACAATTGACTTACTATGCTAAGATTCCTTCGCTTAGTAACACAAACACAAGCAACTGGCTCTTGGCATACGCCCCAGACTTGTACCTCTACGGTGCGCTTTTAGAGTCTGCGCCGTACTTGAAAGACGATGAACGTCTTGCCGTATGGGGTCAGCTTTACAACGATTCCAAGGCAGACATTGAGCTGGCAGACGAAAGGGCATCTGTCTCCTCAACTCCTGTTGTTCGTGCCCGGTCCTTGGGGTAATAAATGTCTTCCTTCTCAGATTACACCGAAAACCTGGTTCTCAACTGGCTTTTCACAACCAACTCTGCCACTCGCCCGACCGCTTGGTATGTTGGCTTGTTCACTGCTGCCCCCTCTGATTCTGGTGGTGGCACTGAAGTTTCTGGTAACGGATATGCCCGTAAAGCAACCGGCACTATGAGTGTGTCTGGTACGTCTCCTACTAATTGCACGAATAGCGCAGCAATTGAATTTGCAGCTGCTTCTGGTGGCAACTGGGGCACGATTACGCACGTTGCAATCTTTGATGCAAGCACCTCTGGGAATATGCTTGGCTGGGCTGCACTGACCACCTCCCGCACGATCAACGATGGCGACATCCTGCGTATTCCTGCTGGCGATCTTGACATCACTTTGACCTGATAGGAGGCTCTTATGCCCTTGGTTCTGAAAGATAGGGTCAGAGAGACTTCGACAACGACTGGGACTGGTACGCTCACCTTGGCTGGTGCTGCGACTGGTTTCCAGTCTTTCAGTGTTATTGGTAACGGCAACACTACCTATTACGCCATTATTGACCCAGTTACTAGCGACTGGGAAGTTGGCATTGGCACGTATACGGCAAGTGGTGCTACTCTTAGCAGAGACACTATTCTTGAATCAAGCAATAGTGGAAGTGCGGTTAACTTTGGTTCTGGATCAAAAACCGTCTTCTGTACTTATCCTGCTGAAAAATCCACAAATCTTGATGACCTAATCAGCGGTCGAACAGAGCTGACTTCTGGTCAAGTTTCTTCTAGCGATCAGCTTCTTGTTCTTGATATAACAGATGGAACCCTGAAGAAGGCAACGATTGCTAATGCTGCTCTTGTTGGACCTACTGGCCCTACTGGTCCCACAGGGCCAACTGGAGCAACAGGGTCGCCAGGTCCAACTGGCCCGACTGGAACTGCAGCTACCATTTCAGTTGGCACTACAACCACTGGCGCTGCTGGCACTTCAGCATCCGTAACAAATAGCGGAACATCATCTGCTGCCACGTTCAATTTCACAATTCCTCGTGGTGATACTGGAGCAACTGGTCCTACAGGCCCAACTGGCCCTACGGGGGCTCCCGGCCCCACGGGACCTACCGGCCTCACTGGACCCACTGGCGCACCTGGTCCGACTGGTCCAACTGGCGCTACTGGCCCGACTGGCGCTCCCGGTCCAACTGGTCCAACTGGACCGACCGGCCCAAGTACGGTTATCAATGCAACAAACACGACTACAGCCGCAACATATTATTTGTTGTTTACTGGCTCCGCCGGAACAAACGATACGCCTCGCGTTCGAACCACCGCAACTGCACTGTCATATAACGCAAGCACGGGCGACTTCGCTACTGGTGGCAACGTCACGGCATACTCTGACGAGCGTCTTAAAACAGATTGGGTTGAACTGCCGGATGACTTTATCGAGCGCCTTGCCTTGGTTAAATCCGGTTTGTTTACACGGCAAGATACCGGAGCAAGGCAGGTTGGCGTAGGTGCTCAGTCTTTGCAAAATGTACTTGGTGAAGCTGTTTCTGCGGACGACGAGGGATGGTTACGTGTGGCTTATGGCAATGCCGCGCTGGCAGCATGTATTAAACTTGCGCAGCGAGTGCTTGAACTAGAAGAAAAACTGAAAGCCAAAGAATGAGTCATCTTCCCCTTTGGTACATGGGTCAGCTTGGTGATGAGATGTGTGATCGCATAATCACTGAGCTTTCCATTGAGGAAGCCAAAGAGGCGACACTTGGCTCTGACGGATCAGAACTGAATCTTCAGACAAGAAAAACTGCTGTTCGTTTTGCTCCACAGAACTACTGGCTTGAGGGCATCTTTGAGCGGTTCATTGCTGAAGCAAACAAGCAGTGCGGATGGGAGTATCACATCACTGGAGCTGAGCGTGTCCAGTTTGCTGAGTATGGTGAAAGCAATCACTACACATGGCACACAGATACATTCACACTTTCTGGAAGTCCTGTTGACCGCAAGATTTCAGTTGTCTGCTTACTGAACGATGAATTTGAAGGCGGAGAGTTTGAGATGCGTCTCTACTCTGATTACACAGCTCCTTTAAAGAAAGGAAGCATGATTGCCTTTCCGTCAATTCTTGAGCACAGAGTCAAACCAGTGACTGGTGGTATTCGTCGTTCTGCAACAATGTGGTTTAACGGCCCACGTTTCCGTTAAGGTAGACGATGTTTGGATTTACATCATTCTCGCAAGTAGCATTCTCTGATACTGGTCCATCTATATATGACGGATCAGTCAGTGTTGCTTGTGAAAGTGCTGTATCAACGAATGCCATTGGTCTTCTGAAAGCATCATCAACTGTAAGTTCTGAATCGAGTGTGCAGTGCTCGTCTCTTAGATACGCAGTTGGAGTTGCGTCGATTGAAAGCAATTCCCAGATCTCAAATCAAGCATTAAGGATTTGTCAGGCTTATGGTTTGATTGCATCTGAAAGTCAAGTTATTGCTTTGCCACATAGGATTGCAGTTGGATCTGCATCTATTGCATCAGACAGTGATATTGATTGTTATTCCATAAGATATGGAGTTGGTGGGGCAACAATCGTTGGAGAGTCTGGTGCAGATGCTAGTGCAATTAGGTATGCAGTTGGCCAGGCAGGAATCACAGGATCTTCTGAAGTTGCTATAAATGTAACTTCTATCTACCTGACTGGATTTTTACTAGCTGGCGAATCTCGATTTGATGCAAAGATTGCCTACACAACAAAAGGCGCTAGCGCAATAGCGGGTGCATCTAGTATCATCACATCAGCCCGTAAAAAATGGGAAGATTATGATGATGTTGGCGAAACCTGGACAACAGTTCAAGACGCATCAGAAATCTGGACGCAAGTTTCGGACACTGGTGAAACATGGACAAACGTAGGGTAAATCATGGCTGATACGAATACAACGAACCTGAGTCTGGTCAAGCCAGAAGTTGGAGCTTCCTCTGATAGTTGGGGTGGCAAACTCAACACCAACTTGGACACCATTGATGCGCTGTTTGATTCTGGCCCTGTTCTAAAGGTCACAAAGGGTGGGACTGGAGCATCAACTGCTTCTGGTGCTCGTACAAACCTTGGTTTGGTTATTGGTACGGATGTGCAGGCATACAGCGCAAATTTGGCTGATGTTGCGACGAATGGTTCTGGAACTGGGAATAGTCAGTATGTAAAGCGAGATGGATCAGCGAAAATTCCAATTGGCTCTACATGGAAAGTTTACGAATCAGACGGTGTTCTTTATTTTGAAGTAAGTGGATCAGCCAAAGCAAAACTTGATGGCTCTGGAAATCTTACTGTGTCTGGAAACGTCACTGCATACGGAACGGTGTAATCATGGCTTTGCCATCATCTGGATCAATTTCGCTGTCTCAGGTCAACGTAGAGCTTGGTTTAAGCTCTACAGCAACCATTAGCATGAACAACTCCAATGTACGCACATTGTTTGGTGTGGCCAGTGGTGCTATCTCGATGTCAAATGGCTACGGCAAAGCCAACCAGTTTGCCTTCACGATTTCCTCGAACCAGACCAATGCAAACCTTCGCACGCTTGCTGTCAATGCTGGTTGGAATCAATCGAGCAAAGTTGTTGCAACCATCGGTTCTGGGGTTTACATCAGCAGCAACAGCACGGGAACTCCGGCGCTTACGGTCAACGGCTCATTCCCGGGCGGGGTCGAGCTGGTGAACAACGGCTTCATCATCGGCATGGGCGGTAAT